ATAATCATCTGCAATCATTTTTAGGTTATTAATATTCAATACAAATCTAAAACTATCTACTTCATAGCCTCCTTCCACTATAATTGAATAGGTATTAGCTGTAGTGTTCTCTGGATCCACAACTGTAAGTTTAACCGCTCCACTATCAGGTTCAATAACTAATTGATTGTGTCCAAATACATTAGCAGCTTTCTTAAGACTGTTTATAGTAGATTGCTCTAAGGTAAATGAAACATCTGCACTAGGCATATCAATAGGTTTAGATGGAGACGTAAGCATCTCTGAGTCAGCATAATAGTATTTTACCATAGAGCGACCTGCATTACCACCTATAACCATAAAGTTATCTTTAAACTGAACAGAAGCATTATCTACAAGATCAAGCACAGATAGAAAGTTTTGTAAATCGTATATACCCACTTCAGTATCAAATTGTTCTGTTACATTTGCTTGTGATAGAATATTCTTAGCTTCAGATATAGTCATAATAGTATTACCTGGTTTGATAACCACATTGCTATTAATAGTAGCAAAGTTTTGTAATACCTTTATAGTGTTAGCACATATTTCCATTATTTAATCCTACTAAAGTTTTTATCTTTTATGATCTCAAGCTTATTAGGAAACTTGTCATCAAGTAATTCACGTTTATGTGATATAACAAATATGTTAGTATCTTCTCCTAAAGTATAGATGATTTTCATCAGATTATCAACACCTTCGTGATCTAAAGAAGAGTCAAAAGTTTCGTCAAGTATGAGCAGATTAGTAGCAACACTGTTTTTCATCTTAGCTACCATGCGCCATGTAAATAGCAGAGCTAGGTCAATGCGTTGCTTCTCACCCTCTGAGAAAGAGTCGTATGAGAAATTATCTCTAAACCGTGATCGAATAGTTTCTTGAAATGATTCATCTAGGTTAAACGACACATAAAAATCAAGTATGTCTAAATACTGATTGCACATCTTATTTATAACAGGTAAATACTGTTTTACTATTTTAGTTTTAATACCTGTATCTTTTAGCATTGTGCTCATTACATTATTATAATTGAGCTGCTCATTAAGTGCAAGTTTCTCTTCTACTAGACTGCTACTAGTAGATATAAGATTATCTAAATCTTCTGTGGCTTGATCCATATCAATGCTGTTATTCAGCTTGCTTATTTCCTCTTGCGTACGATCTATAGATGATTGAAACTGCGCTATAGACTGATTATTAGCTGATAATTCACTTTGATATTGTCTACATATATCAATTACATTTAGCGCAGAGGATAAAGCTTCTTGAGCTTGTCGTAATCCTTCATCTGCTTTATTAATTCCCGCTTGAAGTTCTTTCGCTCTGCCTTTACCTTCCAGGATATGGGTTGCTTTTGTCTCCTCAGTGATGGTTTGATCACAGGTCGGGCAGATATCATTATTTTCGAAGAATTGAACATCTTTGACAATCTTCCTAACCTCGATGTTGAACTTCGTTTTATATGCTTCGAGATCTTTAATTTTAGTTTCTTGTTGTCCTCTTTCCACATCTGCATTCGGTAGTTGAGATTGAATGGAATCACTAAGCTGTTTGTTCTTTCCATGTAGAGTTTTGATTTCATCCTGGAAATCTGCGATAAGTTTGAGCTTCTCTTCCCGCTGTTCTTTGTTGATAGCTTTGACGTCTTTAATGTATTTCTTCTGTGCATCAATTTTAGTGCTGATGACGGCATGCTTATGAGTAACATCTGTAATATGATCCTTTAGTAAAGATGTCTTCTCTTTTAATATATTATTCATCTTAGAGAATACATTAATGTCCAGAAGATCCTCGATTACATCTCTTCGATTCTGAGCACTAAGCTGCATGAAAGGAATGAAGGAGGAGGAGCCTAGTACTACAATCTGATGAAAGCTTTTATGGGTTAGCTTCAAGATGTTTTGTTCGAGGATCTTCTGGTACTCTTTGGAGTGAGATGACTGATTAAGCATCTCATCCCCTTTCCAGATTTCAAAAATGTTAGGTTTAATACCTCTAACAATTCTGAAATCGGAACCATGAACATTGAAGACAACTTCAACGACACAATTTTTATTATTAATTGAATTAAGAAGCTGAGGTTTAGATATGTTACGATGAGCTTTACCAAACAAAGCAAAGCTCAAAGCATCAAGCAGAGTAGACTTACCAGCGCCGTTATTACCGACGACCAGAGTAGTTGTATGCTTATTTAAATCTAATTCAGACCAATTGTTACCGGTTGAAAGAAAATTCTTCCACTTCAGGGATTTAAATGTAATCATGCTATTTCTAAGGTTTGAGCTTCCTGCATCAATTCTGACATATGATTTTTAATACGATCTTTATCAAGATCAGTATCAACTGCATCTACATAAGTATATAATAAAGTAGCAGTATCTTCAACTGAAATCTCCTCATCTTCAACATTTTCTCCGATAAAGCTATTAAAATTTTCTGCAATCTTTAGTTCATGAATATTTCTATTCTGTATACGATCAATAAAGCGATCGAACGTAAATGAGTCACTCTTATTAACAACCTGTACTTTTACAAACTTACCTTCTACATCGTCCAGAGGATAATGAAGATAATCAGTGCTAGTGTCATCATATCTGATACGATGGAACAGAGTATGTGGGTTACGTATTGCAGTAAGCTCCCTAGTTTCGGTATCAAGTATATGGAAGTATTTCTTATCATGTGCATCATTCCAAAAGAACTCCATTTGTGATCCAAGATATGTAATATTATCTTGATGTGATTTGGTATGAAAATGACCTGAAAGAACTCTCTCAAATCGTTTAAATATTTCTCTATTTAAACCATGTTCACTTTTACGACCTTTCATCATTTCATATCCGTTAATATCAAAATGACCGCCGAGCCAATCACACTTAGCGGTAGCTATAAACTCAAGAGATATCGTTTCATTGTCTGAACATATCCAGGGTACTAATCCTAGTTTAAATCCATCATAGTCCATAACTGTTGGTTCATGAATAATATTTACCTCATTCATATAATGACCGAGAAGCTCTTTTAGGCTATTTAATTCATTTGTATTTTTGTAGTAGGTGTCATGGTTACCACAAATAATATCCATGGTGATGCCATTCTCTCTTAACGGTTTAAGAAAGTGATTGCGGTTGCGGTTAAGAGCACGGAAGTTGATAAACTTCCTGTTATCATAGTAATCACCAAGATGCACGATATGCTTAATATTATGTTCCAAAAGATAAGGAAACAATACATCAGAATAAAATTTTTCTGCATTATCGAGAAATATGTCAGAGCTATTGCGAGTGCCACAATGAGTGTCATTTAGTATACATACCTTCATAAAAAATCTCCAAGATCGGAGTCTAATGTTTTTCCTCTAGTGCGTTTAATTTTTTTCTTCTCTTCAATAGCAAATACTTTAAAAGCTTGATCTTTTTCTTTTACCTTATCAATTCTATCTCTCAAAGTATCTACAAATTGATTCATAACAGCTACAGAGTTATCAGTAGCATCTATTTTAATATACTCTTCAATACCAGATGAAGTCATATATTTGAGTTTAATGTCCTGTTGCTTTTTTTCCTTTGCAATACGGCGAAGAAATGCATACCACGAAATCTGAGTAAAATAAGCAAACGCATTAGGGTTGCCTGTACGAGTAGCTGTATCTACATTATAATTATCTATAGCTTTTAGACAATTCTCAACGGCATCCATAACCATCTCTTCTCTATAGGTATAACGTATAAAGTTAGATTTATGAGAAAGACCTTCTGCAATTTTTAGAAAACAAGAAGCAATATAATCTGTTACTATAGGAAGCTTTTGTTTGCTCTGCTTAGCTTCGTTAAGCTTACGCACATAATCAACTACAGCTTGTGAAAACTCTTTGTTGTTAACATAGTGAATATTTGCACGTTTTGATCTTGACATAATATATTCTTCCTTCAATTTACTTTATTATAAAGTATCTTTTTAATGTATGCCACTAAAAAAAGTAGTTGCACTGTTTTACGTATCAGTATATAATCATATAGCGATATGAGGAGGGGGGTATATACTACTTTACCCAAAATCCTAATCGAGGGTCTTCTAGATGGTTATCTGCATCATCATATGATTCTATATACTTAAAACTATGATGCATGTAATGTTCTTTCTTTATTCCATAATCAGATCTCCATACAGGAATCATAAGATCGTAATCTGGATCAGAAGATGGTCTTAGGTGAACCTCAATAACTTGATTACCTTTAAACTCAACATTTATTTCCTTTACATCTCTCAGAATATTTAGTTCATTTGGTACTTCTGGTATATAGTCTGATCTTTTCCATTCAACAAACTTGGTTAGATTGATAGGCATGTTAGTTCCTTCCCAACACGAACTACCCTTCCATGGTTGTTGCCAACGTCCAGTGATCATATCTCTGTCATATTCCCAAACATAATTCGCAGAATAATGCTTACCAGTTAAATACTCACACCAAAAATATCCAGGAGGAGTCGAACTCTTATCTCCAGCCTTTAATTCCATTACCTTTGCTTTAACACCCATTCCAGCAAGATTGTATATTGGTCTAACCACATATGTTCCATCCTCTGGAATATCAATTCCAGCAGGTCCACATTTATATTTAAACAGTTCAGCTATATACAGCTTGTTAAACCATTTATGATGATGAGGATATTTTTTATAAGCGTCGTCGTCTTGCATTAATGTAGTTTATCTTTATTAGGAAAATAAATTATATTTTCATCTCCCATAGAGTCCATTTCTCCAGAAGAAAGCTCAAAATTAATTTCTTCTGAATTCATAGGTTCTATGTTATTTTCTGCTTCAATAGATTTCTTATAATGATCAACAAGATTTAGCACTGGATTAGCTTCTGATAATATATATTGAGCATTAATAGATTGATATAGACCATCTTGTATCTGCATAGTAAACCATGGTCGTAGAGAGTGAATTCTATATCCGCTCATAGGATTATACATACATTTTATCTCATAAACGTTTTTTACAATAAGTTCGGCATCATCATCATCATCTTCTGCAGGCCATTCTACAACTTCACAGATAATCTCTTCACCTGATAACAATTTAAATTGTTTATAGGATTTATCCATTTAAATTTACCTTTATTATCTTATAATTAAATTGCTCTTTTTCATATATTTTAACACGTTGTGCTGAATGTAATAGTGTAAAATTTTTTCTACTCTTCCAGTGAAGATCATCTGCTATGTCATAGAGAGTAGTATCTTGTCCATTGTCCGATTTCCGAAGTCCCCTACCAATCGACTGTAGGACTTTGATTTGTGACTTTGAAGGACTTGCAAAAATAATATTGTGCAAATTCCGTATGTTAATACCTGTACTAAAAGTACCAAGACTAGCAACAATGATAGCATTAGACTGTTTCTCTACAATACCTCTAATAGCTTCTCGATCAGTAGTGTCTGTATCTCCTGATACAAAAAATACTTTTCTATTCTCTTCTACTCTATTATTTATCTGCTCATATAACGGTTTTCCATGCTTGTCCACAAGTCGAAATAGGACGAGAGTATTTCCCCTAGCATCAATAGCCAGATTGCGAATAAGCCTATTACGAGCATCATTTCCAACAATGAAATCAATTTCGTCTTGATAATCTCTCTTACCAAAATTCTTTCGCACCTCCTCAGGATAATTTAACAGTAGCACCTTTATATCAAGTGGAGCGAGTGTTTCATTATCTTGGAGTGCTTTAGTAGTAGTAACATTATATACAGGTCCAAACAAACCTTCTAACATTAACTTATGTGTTTGAGTGCCATCGAGTGTGCCAGTAAATCCAAATCTATACTTAGCTTTTGTAGCTTTATTCATAATAGCTGACAAAGACTTAGACTTAAATCCATGACACTCATCACCGAGAACCATACCAAACTGTTCAAACCATTTCTTAGGGTATTTATAGATACTTTGCCATGTAGAAATTATTATATCTTTATCTGCATTCTTATCTCTTCCAGAATATATTCTATGCATTTTATTTTGATCATACCCATAATCTATAAAATCTTGATGCATTTGTTCTACAAGTGATGTTGTTGGAACTATAACTAAAACTTTATTATTTTTATTAATATAATTAAGCCAATATCTAGCTATAAGATATATAATAAACGACTTGCCCGAACCTGTAGGAGATAATAAAATTGCTCGAGTTCTTGTTAGGGCTGTTTCAATCGCATCGTATTGATAATCTCGAGGCTGAAATGGAAGTGCTTCGTCAGCTAGTAAATGAGATATACCAGGAAGAGATTGTTTCTCCGGAATCGGAAAACCATAACTCGATTCTTCAGTGTCAACAGAATATGACCGATCAGCTGCAAATTTTATTAAATATACATATAGCCCAGCAGAGAGCTCTCCAGTTATGCGATTAAATAATCGTATCTTACCATCCCAAACTTTATTCT